CCGACTGTACGGGTCTAGTCGTTTGTCTATCTCCACTATTATCAAATTTATGGGGAAAGTCAACTCTTATACGCTTGTCAACTTCTTCATAATATTCATTTGATTTAGGGTCATAACCTTCTTTTTCTACTAGATCTTTGTGAATTTCAAACGCAGTAAAAGTCATAGCTCGGTCTGTACCAAACCATCTATTTCTACCCGCCCAATCTTCAGCCATAGGATCAGCTTGAGGTAATGACTGTGGAGCTTGTTTTGGTAATTGTCCACCGTCAGATAACTGTGTGGGTTTCTCTTCCCGTTCAGTTTGTCTTTGTTTTAGTTTAGCATTATCAAACGCAAGCTCTGCTATACGTTTGTTTGCTTCGACTTGAGCTGGTGCATCACCGGATTCAATGGCTCTTGCAAGATCTTTTTGCGCAGACTCCATTCCAGTTTTAACACTTTCTTCAAATCTTTTAGTGTAATCAGAATCGACTTTTTGAAATCTTTCCTGATCAATTTTTCTTTTTTGCTCTAACGCATTAGCATATTCTACAGCTGCAGCTTCTCTACGTTCTGCTTCTCTCATTTTTCTTGTGAGTTTAGCAATACGTGATTGAACACCTTTACTATAGTCCTCTAATTTAGAGTCATCTTCTTTTTGTTCCTTTTTTATTTCTTTTACTGTTTCATCTTTTACTGTTTCTTGTTCCGGGGCACTTGTTTCCTCTTTAGGCGCTTCGGTTTCTACAACCGATTCGTCTTTTGTTTCTTCAACAGTTACATCTACTTCAGGTCCTGAAGTATCGATATCAACTGTTTTTTTGTCGTCTGGCATAGTTTTCTCCTTTTCTATGTTTAGTATTTATGCAAGAGATCCTCTGGATCCTCGACAGTTGCTAAAACTTCATCTTCATTTAACAACCTTACTTCCCCACCTTCAATATTGATTCGTGATCCTGCATAACGTGCGAAGACCACCCAATCACCAACCTTGCACCATGGACCTGTTGGATATCTATCTTTATCCTTATAACATTCTGATCCCATCGCTAATACGTTTCCGCACTGTGATGCAACTTGTTGACGTTCTAATGTTGATTCATTTATAATAACTCCACCTTTAGTTTTCTCATTCATTTTAAATGGTAAAACTAAAAGTCTCCAACCAGTTGGTTGTGGTAATTTTGCTTTTTCGTTTGTGACTTCTTTTTGTTCTTCTGATTTTTTTAAGCCAACTAATTTTTTATTTGGTGTGATTATCTTTGGGCTTTGCGCCGTTGATATTGATGACTGTGCCTTTTGACTCATGTTGCTCCTTATCGTCTAGCAGGTTAGAGAGTTCCTGTTTAGTTGCCTCTAGGGCGTTAATTTGTCCTATTATATACTTGTATGTCTCCATATTGTCAACCCCTCCGGACGTAACAGAGATTGCCAATTGCTGTATTCTATTATTAAGAGCTTTTCTTAATTTAAATATTACGTTTTCTAAATCAACCATATTACATTACACCCACTGCTCTTAAGCAGTCGGGGCAATTCTTTCTAAATCTTACGTGAGATCCACAGTGTTGAACTGTTGATTCTGTTGCAGTAGTTTCTTCCAAAACTATTGATTCATCATCGCATTGACATGCTTTAATGTTAAATAATTTACAAATAAATTGTTTAATTTTTTTAAACATTACTTAATTTGACAGCCAACTTTTTTGCCTTTAAGAACTGCACCACCAGATTTATAACCTTTGTTTAATTCTCCAATAACTCTTCTTTTCTCAGCTCTATCTGCTGCATCAGGGTGTCTTCTTGCATCGATACGACCCATTTCTTCTAGTAAGTTTGCTCTTCCACCTATGTTGTGTTTTGCTCTTCCACCTTTTTTAAGTGGTTTCATGTATTTTGGCATTTTTTCTTTTATCTGACTAAGATCTGGTTTTCTAGGTGAAACTCTTTTTCCCATTACTTTTCTAGCTGTTGATAAAGCATCTTTTAATTTACCGATATGACCGGCATCGGGTCCACCACCGTGAGTTTGTTTTTTAAATTTTCTTTTTCTTGAAAATGCTCCAGGAGCTTTTTCTTCTTCTTCTTTTTTTTTTCGTTCAGCAAACTTTTTTTTACTTTCTTCAGTTTGTGCATAAAATTTTTCACTCATTATGATTTCCTTTTCTTAGCCATTTTTTTAAATGTCTTTGCTAACGCTTTTGCTCGTCCAGTGCAACCTTTTTTTGTAATAGGTGTACACTTTCCTTTAGTTTTACGTTTCTTGATTGATTTATTTACGTCTTGTATCCAGTTCTTTTTAGCTTTTCCGCCCTTAGCAAAATTAACTCTTTGAGCCATTGTATAACCATCAGCATTATGTCCTGCAGGTGGTCTATAACCAGATGCTGGACTTGTACTGTGTTGTAAAGCTAAAGCTGTTTGTCCTGAATTTGGTGATCTAAAAGTTCTCACTTATCATATCCTTGTTTAGGTGGCTTAGCAGGATCAGCTGGAGCAGAATAATCTCCAATTGAATAAGCTCTTTTAGTATCTTTCATATGTTTAATTTTTTTCTTAGCTGCTTCACCTTTTAGAACAGCATCTTTATGTATGTTAAGTTCTTTAATATTTTTCATGTACATATGGCCATGACCTGCTTCTTTACTTTTTTTCAAACTTTTTGTAGTTCTTTTAACAGATTTAATATCAGGACTTCTTTCACCGTATTTAATACGTTCTTCACGCGTAGCTTTACCACGGGCAATTTTACTTTGCTTATATTTTTTAACAGCTCTACCAAAACCTTTTTTGGCTATTCCAAATATACTCATAATTTATCCTTATACTTTTTTTCTACGACCTTTGTCCATAGTCTTAACAGCAGCATATTTTCTTCTTCCCATAGCTTTTTCCATGCCTTCAGATTCTTTTCTTCTAGCTTTGTAGCTTTGAGATTTTTTGCCGTGTCTTGCACCTAAAGACTCATCTAATCTATCATCGTAGCCTTGCTTCTTAGCTTTGCCACCTCTTTTCATTCCTTTACTTCCGTAAGGAAATCTGACATTTGATCTAACACCGTTCTGTCTCATATTTTCTCCTAACTATTTTTTTCCATTTCTGAAAATTTGTGTTCCCTTTATACCATAAATCGACGCAACTACAAGGATCCATAAATTAGTGAACCATGACGGCAGCTGCGAGAACATCTCAAAGAACAGTTTTACCTTGTCCATCGCTGTCGGATCGTCCGATACGACTGCCCAGGCCAAAATTACCACGGGCAAACTTAAAATTATCAAAACTGCCTCGTCCTTCCAGTCTGACTGACGGGCCTCTAATAATTTGCCTTGGTAAGCTTCCTTACCTTCGGCCATACGAGAAGCATGCATAAGCTGTGCTTCTGACATAGCCATCTTCGTTTTCTGCTTGTTAGCATAAATTTTACTTCCAGCAGAAACGGCTAACTTAATTGCCGATAACCACATAACTTAGTACCAAGTTGCTGTCTGTTTTCTAGCTTTAGTAGATGAACCTTTTCCACCTGTGCTTCTAACAGTTACTTTATCACCGGATGCAATTCTTGCGTCTCTTCCTCTAATACTCGTTTTTCCTCTTGGATCTACGATAAGATTCTGAGATGGGATAGAAATTTTATTTCCACCTTTAAGATATCCATCTTTATTAGTAAAAATTGACTGGTTGTATCCTTTGCCTTCTTTTGACATATTTTTTTCTCCTAGGGTTGATATATACTAAGATTTAGGACCTTTCAAGGTCTTTACATCTTTAGCCTTCATTCTATCTGAAGTCAGTTTAACATCAGCAGATATCAATGATTTTTCAATTGCTGTATCTGCTCTTAAATTAGCTAAGTCTTCGTTCTGTTCTAGTTTATCATCTGTTATCTCTCTGTTTTGAACCATCTTAGCTTGGTCTAAATTAATTCTTGCATCTGTTTCTTGTTGCTTACGTTCGCTCTCCATAGCTTTAAGATCAACTTCTCTTTGTTTCAATTTAAGCAATGGATCATGATCAAATTGAGATGTAATTGTTTTTTCTTCTTTTAAGAATTCTTCAGTCATATCTGCAATCAATACTGCTTTTCTAGCTTCTATCTTCTGAGATATTTGTTGAAGCTGTTGTTGTATTTGAGGGTTTTGAACAGCAGCTTGTTGCATCTGTGGTAACATAGCCATTTCTTGTGGAAACTCTATTTGAACTTGTTCTTGTGCCATCAATGATATGTGCTCCATAATATTTTTTTCTAATGCTGCTGTAATGCTAGGATTATTTCTAACAAAGTTACTAGCCATAAAATTTAAGTGAGCTGTTATGTGAGCTCTATGATCTTGACCTGGAAACGCTTGAAAAGGTTTCATACCCATTGCATCAATATGTTCGATCGCTGGATCTTTTGGTTGATTCGGTGGAGGTGGTGGTAAAATTCTATCAATGTCTTTAACCCCAATCGCTTCATACATTTTTCTATAACACATGTATAGATTATGCATTTGTGGGTTAGACATCGCTAATTGTAATTCTGTTTGTGCTAAAGTAATTCTTTGCGACATAGAAAATATATTTGGATCAGCAACAGGTAAAATATCTACTCTGTCATCAAAATCTTGAACTTTTATATTTCTTTGTCCACCTACAACATCATAAGGATATTCTGGTGGTAAATAAGTTTTAAAAATATTAGCAAGTAATTTAAATTCTTGCTTAAGTGAAACATACAGTCTTTTATGGATCGCTGACATGACTCTTGAACCACGTTCCAAAAGAGCTACAGTCGTACCAACAGCTGCTGATTGGTTCCCGTCACCGACTTGCATGTCAGCAATCGACGCGAATCTTTGTCCTGCTTGAACGACTATTCCCATCAATTGCAATAAAGTCTGAGATGGCTCTTTGTATGGTAAAAATACAAAAGCATCTTTTAAGTTTCCGCCCGGTGTATCTACATCTTTAAATTCACCTGGTTGTATGTTTGCAGCGTCATCTTTTACTCTGACACCACGTTGTTTAAATCCTGCCGGAAGATTTGATAATGTTCCCGCGTCTAATAACTGACGGAGAGCCGCAGTTGCAGTACGGCTCAATCCGCCAATCATATGAATGAGTCCTAATCCATAAAATCCTAGTCCTGGCAGAAATTTGAAGTGGACAAAATATTGGACTTTATTTTTCTTAGGGTCATTGGGCGCGAAGTTCCTTCTAATAGAAAGAACCTTCCGACTACCTTGCTCGATTGTAACGATGTAAGGTAATTTTATTCCTGTTGATTCGCCATCAGCGCCAACATCTTCGAAACCTTCTAAGTCAAGGTCTACGTGGAATTCTAGTAATGTATATAAAGGTTCAACTCTTTGTGATTTAGTTAAACCTTCTAATTCTAATTCTTTTTTCTTTAATTCATTTGTATTAACGTCTTGAGGTTTATTTAATTCTATATCAGAATAAAAACCATTTACTTGTTGTTTACGTAAATCATTTTCAGACATTTTAATTACATGACAAACAGAAGTTGCATCTTGTAAAGATGTTGCAGTGTATGGTACTATTAAATCATCAGCTGGTACAAATTTAGAAACAGCTCTACCTAACAGATCATCATAATAAACTTTTTTAAATGTAGATCCTGCAAGTGGTAAGTAAAATAACATTTGATCAAACTCAGGTTCATACTCTTTCATTTGATCCATTAATTGCCAATTCATAAAATCTTTTACTCTTTGAGATTGTTGTTCTTTCATAGGATTAGTTGCTCCCATGATTTGAGTTCTAACAGGACCATCGGCTGGTAATAATTCTTTATAAGCTAAAGCTTGAAACTGAGTTACAGCTTCTGCAAGAACTGGGTGCGTTGCACCTGAAGCTCCTTGAAAGGGCTCAGTTCTATTTTCGTATTTAAATCCTAAAAGATCTAAACCAACAGTATAAGCTCTTTCCCAATCTGAACGGGAAGCTTTATATTCTCTGTAATCACCTTCTAATCTGTTAGCGATTGGATCAGTTATTTCTTGTGGTAATAAATCATTTAAGTTTGCAAAGTGATCACCCTCTTCTGGAAGAGGCATTGCGCCTGGATCAAAATCAATTGTAGCACCGTCTTCATCTTCAGTAACTTCAACGGGACCTTTTTGTATTTCAGGTTCCTCTAGGTTAACAACCTCTGCAACTTCATCATCCGGTCGTTTAACGTTAGGGAGACCTTTATCTATTTCTGCCATTTAAATTCTCCTGTTTCTTCTTATCTTGTTTTTTAGGTTTAATCAAGCCCTGTGGATTAGGCCCTTTTAAAGGGGGTATCGCGTTCCATTTAACATGTTTCATGTTTTTAACAAGTGTTGGGTTTTCTTTTACCATTTCTTTTTTAAACTTGCTATTCCGCCGCCTGCCATATTAGCAACTCCTCCAGCTATTCCAATTCTATCTAATAAATCTATTCCTCCGGCTTCATAAAGTTTTTGCCATTTATCTTTAATACCTTCTTCATCTCCAAAACCCATAGCATCCCAATTAAAAGATTCACCCGGTTTAAGAGAAAAAGCTTTTAAAGTTTCTCCTAATGAATCTTTTTTATATTCATCCATTTCTTTATATCTTTTTTTAAATGGTGAAGTCATTTTCTCATATAATATGTTTCCTTCTTTATCTCTTACATAAATATCAAAAGATTTTTCTTCACGCTCTAAAAATTTCGGATCAGTTTTTTCTAAATACTCTCGTCTTCTCTCATCCATTAAAGCTGTTTGTTTTTCTTCTGCTGTTTGGTATGCCTCATATTCAGGAGTGCCTACTTTTACAGAAGGTTCTAAAGCTCTAATTATTTCTTCTTGTTCTGCTAAAGCAGCTTGTTGTGCTTTTGCTTGTTCTAAGTTTCCAGGTCTTTGACTTTGTATCTTATTATATTTATCTAACGCGGCATCATACTTAGATTTAGCATCTGCATACTTTGCAGCTAAATTTTCTCTTCCAGATGGATCCCATCTAGTTCCAATTTTTTCTTGTTCTATTAATTCTTCCGCACCACCATACCAAGGTACATCTTCAGTACTTTTACCTTCTAATGCTTCTTTAGCTAATCTTGGAGAAAATGTTTCTGCAAAAGCTTGCTCATCACTATACCCTTGTCTTTTATAATAATCATAAATTCCTCCTTCAATAGCACCTTCAATTGCCCACCCAATACCAGACGTTAAACCTAACGCTTTTAATGGAGTTGTTATAGCTGATGTTCCCATTTGAATTCCTCTTCTCAATATTTTTCCAAAACCCTTCATGTCCTTTCCAATGTTAAATGCTTTTCTTTGTTTAGTCATTGCATCTACGTTTCCTTTTCTAGCTTCTGCTTTTGTTTTTTCTACATCGTCAAGATAACATTCAAGAGTTTCTCCAGCACCACTTGCTTTGGCACAACGGTAGCCCATTTTTTTAAGAATCTTCATTTGTTCTTTAGGGCTAATATTTAAATTTTTACTTTCTAATTGTCCCATAGTAAATGCCCCAGTTCTTACTCCAATTCCTTTTTTTGCTAATTCTTTTACATTTGCTTGTGCACCGGGAGATAAGTATTTAAAGTTAGGTAAAAAGTTTTTAGGATTTAATTTTTTACCAGGTCTTGGATCATACTCAATTAATGGAACCTCTATGTTATATTTTTTACCATAAGCTGCAGCGTCTTTATTATAAAGTTTAACAACTTCATTTATATCTTGATAAAATTTTTTTCCATACTTAAAACCTTTAGTTGGTTTTTCTCCTGTAATAACTTGTTCAAAAATTCTAGAAAAAGGTCGATCTATGGCAGTTAACTTCTTAGCATTAATTTTTGCTTTTACACCTTGAACTAATTCTGTATATCCCGGCGCTATTTCATGAGTTGCGGCAAGACCTGCTACCTCATCTAGGTTATATCCTTTTTTTAAAAGCTTTTTAATATTAAGTCTTTGAGATTCTGTTTGTCCCGGTGTATTACCTATTAAACCGTCTCTAATAGCTAACATTCTCAGTCTATCCTCACTTGTACCAAATTTAAGTGGTTTAACTTTACCTTTTTCTCCTTCTTCCAAAGCTACTGTTTCATCTATTAATTCAAATAAATAATCACCTCTTTTTTCAATACTAGGCATTTTTAATTGTTTACCATCAGCATCTATAATTTTTGGTTGGCCGTATCCCCCTCTAACACCATATAAAAATTCTGCATACCTAGCAGCATCTGCTTTTACTGCGGCCATGCTTTTTTTACTAGTGTCGCCATAAATATTTTTAGATAATTCTTCCAAAGTATTTCTATCTATATCTTGCATATTGTACAGTTTCTCAAATTCTTCAGCAAATCTTATAATTCGTGGATTAGATTGTGTTTCGGTTGTAAGTCCTACAAAAGTATTTTTAAATTCTGGTTCTTGTAATATTCTATAATAAGATCCAGCATCATAGTTTCCAGGAAGTTTATGTTTTTTTGCAAGATAATTAACATTTACAAATTGTTTTTTACCTTTGGGAAGTGTGTTTTTTATATCTCTTAAAATATTTCTAAAACTTTCAGTTTGACCAAGTTGTAAATCTTTCATTTTAGTTGAAACTTTTCCTTTAAATTCTTTAGTGTTAATTAATCTTGATATGTCTGTATCAATTTTAGCAGTGTCTGGTACACCAGCTTTCTTTTTTATATCTGCAATACTATCGAAAGTAATAGAATCTTTTCTTCTAAATACTTTTCTTAAATATTCTCTAACTTTTGGAAGATGATTTTTTCCTTTGTTTTGATTGCCGACAGACCGGTCCGACATACCACCTGGATTTCTAAATCTAAATCTTTTTTTTCTATCTAAAGCGTTCCATTCTTCTTTAGTTCCTTCCCAATTATCAGGAGGTGAAAGAACTTTTTTACCATAATACATAACCCCAGATTCAACTACTCCACCAGGTTTACCTATTATACCACCTTGATTCATATTAAACGGTCTTTCTAAATTTATTCTTTGTAAATACTCTTCGTGAGTTTCTTGTGATGGGTCAAACTTACCTAACATTTCATCTTTTAATTCACCTGGTTCTAGTTCGTCTACTAAAGCTGCTTGGTCCATGGACCGTGGTTTTTCAAGCGCGGCTCTTAGAACAGGATTCTTGATCACCGGCTCTTGGCTTTCTTCTAATCCAAATTTAATTAATTGTTTAAGATTCATTATTCACCCACCATGTGTGCTAGTCCACCTAATGCGTTTTTAGTTCTTGGTGTTTTTTGAATTACTTGTATAATCTCTTCAGTGCCCATTCCTTTTTCTTGCATCTTTAATGCTTCTTTCATAGTAGCCTTAACTTCAGCAATTCTTTGCTGATTTGTATCTGTTAAAATTTGATTTAATAAATCATCTGTAATTCCCGGAAACTCTTGTCTCAATTCTTCTTCTGGAGTCATTTTTAATTGTTTTTGTAATAATCTGTCTGCATACTGTTGTTCTGGATTAAATCCAAAATATTGGTGTGCACTTTCTGGAAGTTCTCCAGTTTTTTGGTAATTTGTAGCTTCTTTAGTAAGATCGTCATGTAATTGAATTTTTTTATCTATAGATAAATTTTTAAATGCTCCTTCTCCTCTTCGAATATCAGTTGATGTTTTAAGAAATAATTTTTCAATAAATTTTTTATACTCTTTTGATTGCCGGTATTTTTTTGCTAGTTTAAAAGCCCATCC